TCTCATGGTTGACCGTGCGTACAAGGCTCCGCTAAAGGGGTTAGTAGAGTACAAGTATGCTGTAGGTCAATCTATGGGGGTTCTTTCCAGTTGGGCGGCGTTCTCCCTAACGCATCATGCTCTTGTGCAGTTTGCCGCTTATCTTAGTGGTCACAGAGGATTCTTCAAGCTTTATGCGCTACTTGGTGACGATGTTGTCATTGCAACCGATAAGGTCGCAGCCAAGTATCAGCGTCTATGCGATTTACTGGGCATCGAAATCGGCATAGCGAAATCCATGGTTTCCGGAGGGAAATCATGTGAATTTGCGAAAGTTGTTTACGTTGCTGGTGAGGCCTGTCATGCCTTTCCTTGGAAGCTTTGGGCAGTCTCTCAGACTTCCCTTAGCGCCTGCCTCGCGGCAGTCCAAAGAGCGACATTTTCAGGCGTTCACCTAACAGCGAGTCAAATAGCGCTGGCCTTTGGGGCTGGTATGAAAGCTACACATCGCGTTGGAGCGAAATGGAGTAACATCCCTTCGCGACTACGTGGTCTGTTAGTGATCTTATCTCACCCCTCTGCTCAGACTTCGATCTCTCGTCCAACATGGATTGATTGGCTCGCGGTCGGTGGTTCTTCTCTTCCGGTGCAGTTTGCGGAGAACGTCCAATTGCAGTTTACCGGTTGGTGTCAGGCGCTCTTAATAGAGTTCCTTATGCCAATACGGGAGCGAATTGAGGATATTCAAAGTGACTTCTTCTTCGGGACCTCATCTGAGGTTCAAAAGTTGAAAATCCCTACGCCAGTTGAGAGATTCATCGATTCAAAGGTCAATAAGTCCATAGTTGAGTTTGAGGAAAGTGCTGATAAAGCCGAAGCATCTCTCAAACACTTATCAAAACTCAATATTCGTTTTCGAGCAGATCAAGCCTCTCACGTCTTTACATAAGTCGTGGGAGTGATAGAGGAGAGAGCTAGTAGAATCTCTCGCTTTAGAGAAGGACTCGGGGTGAGTTCCGACTCGACGGCGAGGATAAAACTGTCTTTCTCCAATATCTACAGTCTGTGGG